TGTTGTCGTACTGACGGTTGATGGTACGGCAGAACCGCAGGTTGTTGTGCAGAATGCGGCCCGCTTCACGGGTAACCGTGGTAGGGGTAAGGATCGTTTGTGTCATGACGCGCTAACTCCTCAAAGTTTTTAAGCGCGCTTGGCCAGTTCCGCCTCCCTCCACGCCCGCCACTGCTGCGGTGACATCTTGTCGGGATCGACCGTTGCCTTGGTCGCGCCCGGTTTCACCGGAGTCGCAGGCGGCGGAGGAGGCGTAACTGCCTTCGCGCCGGGTGTCGGTTGAACAGCGGGCAGACCCGCTTCCAGTTTTATCAGTTCACGCGCCGCGAGTACCGGAGACATGGCCGAGATCTTTTCGGCCAACTCATAATCCGATGCCAGGGCATAGGCCAGTTCCGGACCCCGTTCCGAGTTCGCAATGAACTCGTAGGTCGCCGGATTGCACGGCCAGTCATCCTCGAACACCACTTCCGACGCATCCGGGTACCGAGCTTCGAGGGCCTTTATGCCCTCTTTCAGTTTCTGCGCCGCGGGATCAAGCGGCGGGGGTGCGGCTGTCGGAGCCGGTTCGGGCGCTGGGGTGCCCTGTTTCCGTTGCTTTCGGGCGTCATGCCACTCAAGCAGTGCATCTTCATACTCGACGGTAGACTCGAAATCGTCAGGGTGCGGCCGGGGAGGCTCCGGGACCGGGCCCACGCGCTCCTCAAGAGCTTTGAGCCGGGCTGCCAGTTCCTCTTTGGCCCGCTGTTCCTCACGCCATTTGCGCGTCAACTGTCCGATACGCCTTTCCACCCCCTTGTTGCGAGGTGCGCCTGCGTCATCATCTGCGGGGGCTCCCGCCTCCTGACCCTGTTCCCCGTCGAGAACCTGTCCAGTCGGTAGTTGCTCCTCAGTAGCGGGTGCCGGATCCGCTGGTAAATCATCGGCAATCAGATGTTGTGCATCTGTATCCATAAGTAAACCCTTATGTTTGTGGTGATTCTAGTCCATTTCCTGGCGCTGCGCCAGCACCCTGTTGAGGCATCGAAGACGCCTGGACCTGGGAAATAAACTCGGCCAACATCTCGCCCACCATCTCACGGAGCTGGCTCGTGTCCTGCTTGGCGTCCATGGCGACCTTGAGGCGCCGGGTCTCGGCATCGAATTCCTTGATGTCGCGGTCGCGTTTCTCCAGGGAGACCTCGAACTGCTGCTGAAGCTTCATCACCGCCTGCTGCACGATCTGCTCGACTTGCGCCGGCGTCATGCCCTGGTCATCTTCCTCCCCGGGGCCTCCTAACAGGTTCGGCGGGATCGTTTTGCGCAGTCGCGCGGCAATGTCATCGGCACCCGGCCAGTCCATGTTCTGCGCCAGGATGTCCACGATCGCCATGCCGGCCTCGGGCATCGCCTGGATGAAGGCCATGATGGAGTCGGCTGCCTCGATGCGCCGGGTCGCGTAGCTGGGGCCCGTGGAAATGCGCACATCGTAGCGCCCCGTCGTGATGTCGTTGATCGTCTGCTGCTTCTCCTGGTCCGGATGATTGATGGGCACCATCTTCTCGGTGCCATCTTCGTTCAGGATCCGCACCACGCGGGAGTTGTTGTAGAACTTCGGAATCACCTGCACCAGCACACGACCGGCATGACGGATCGCGCGGGCCAGGTTGTCGGCGTAGTGGAAGGTGCCGATGTCGCCCTGCTTCTGGCGCATCTGGATCGCGCGCCCGGTGCGCTCGTTGCTCTTCTCCCCGAGGGAGGAGTTATAGATCCCGGTGATGTCCTTCATGTCCTCGGCGGACAGCGAGGCCATCTGCACATCGGCCTGCCCGCTGAAGGTGGTCTGGTTGCGCTGCGGGGCCGGCGCCAGCGTCCCGTCTATGGTGACCGGAACGTACTCCAGGTAGGCATAGGGCCGCTGGTTGGCCTGTGCCCACTGCGTTTCGTGCCCCTCGAACTGCCCTTCCGCGCCGATGTATGGAGCCTTGGACTCCAGCGCGCCCTTTTCAGTGGCGTTGGTCATCCAGTAGTTGTACATGCGCTGGCTGTCCTTGGCGGGGCGCACGAGACCCTGGTAGAACACTTGACCGTCAATCTCGAACTCTTCGCCAAGTACCCGGAATATGGGGATATACCGGCACGGCCACGCCGTTTTCTCCAGTACCGAGTTGCCGGTAATCTTGCGCCAGATCACCCGGGTCAGCTTGGTTTTCTTGGTCTGCAAAATCTGTGCCGGATCGGGTTCCTCGGCCATTTCTTCCAGGAATACCGTGGAGCCGTCTTTCATCAGCGCGAGCGTGCGCGGCTGGTCGGCCTCCACCGTGTAATACTCGGCCACCAAAACCATGTCGTCCTTGATCCAGTTGGGCGCGTGCTGTCCGAGGCCGTGAGTATCGAGGCCAAAGAGTACGTCGGCCCCATACTGCTCCTTCAACTCATCGCGGGATACCCACTGGTCGATGAACCCGAATAGGGCATCGGAGCCCACCGGATCCTGCGCCGCGGGGTCCAGATGCACGGAAGCGAAGTTACGAATGCGCCGAAAGGCCAGGTCCTGCTCGAAGGAGTCGCCTTCGTCATCGGAATATTTAGAGATTAAACCGAAGTAGCCCTCGCCCACGCGCGCCGCGGACTCGATGGCGGTGTCATAGCACACATCGGCATCGGATCGCTGTTCAATGTCGCGGATCATGCCGTCGTAAAGCTCGGCAATCTCCTTGCTGGCCCCATTGCCCACAGGGAACACTTTGATGGAGGGCCCGTTCTGCCGGGAATCATTCACCACCTGGCGGATGAACTTGCCCAGCTTGTTCAGCGTCAGGCAGGGACGGTGCTCGACCTCGCGGATACTCTGAATCTGCGCCGGCCACTGGTCCTTGCCGTAGGCGAACTTCAGATCCTCCTCGGCTTCGTTGCGTGTTTCGGCCTCGGCCTCGATGCACAGACGCCGACGCTCCAGGGCGAGTTGAATAACCCCGCGCTCGGCGTCCCCGGTTTCCGGTTTGTAGTCGATCACCTGTCCATTATCCCATCCACCCGAGTCCGCCCCCGTAGGAGTCCTGATACTGCGGCACGATTACTTTGGACTTACGTTCCACGCGTGTCAAGCCACTGAAAAGCTCGGCTAAACACCATATCCACGCATCGGCCCGGTTGGGACTGTTGGGTCCGGTGTAACCGAAGGTCGAAAACGCGATCAATTCGTCCTCCAGTTCCTGGAACCGCCCGACGTGGCGGATCTTGCCCTGCTCGTAGAGGGCAGCGAACGGCTCGACACGCTGGGCCTTGCCTCTCGCGGCCGAGACCTTCTTGTACGGCACCCTGGGATTGGCGACCTTGATGGTCTGTTTGACCATGGCCCCGCCGAAGTTTTCCTCGGCGACAATACAATCGCCCCGATGACGTTCCCAGGCAGATGTCGCCACCCGACCCCAGACCCCGGGACCCGCCTTGACGGTGCAATCTTCGAGTAAATAGGCGTTACCGTCCGTTCCCAGGGCTCCGACCACGATTCCGATTGCGTCGTTATGCGCATTTTCCTCATCATCGGCACCAGAGGGGTCCACTCCGACCACCATACGAATAAAGTCGGGCAGTCGATCAGTGTCGTCTCGCCGCCATTTATCAATGTCTTCCTCCGAAATGAGCTGGTTCGGTGTCGCATCTGAAAACTCGCCCTCCAGGAACCGTTTCCTGTTCCGGGAGGACAGCCCCTGCAGCGTCTCCAGGTACCCCTCGGCCAGATTGACCAGATTATCGTCCGGATTCATCTTCAGCGAGGCATAGTTGCCCGGATCCGACAACGGTTCCCGCGATTCCGGATCTATTTTCTGGATGAACAGCTTGTAGGTCCAGTGGCTTTTCGGTGGCGGATTGCAGTCGAACCACATGCGCAGTGGCAACGGGCAGGGATTCTTGCCGTCCATGTCCATCATGGCCTTCTGCGCCAGGCGGGTTTTCACGATTTCCACCGATGGCCAATTGATCTGACTGCACTCGTTCAAATACAGCGTAGCGAACTCGGTGCCAAGGATCTTTTCCGTTCTCTGCTTATCGTCCAGACCCCCGATCCACAGTTCTGAGCCGTTTGGAAACTTCGCATACCAGTCGGACTTGTCCATCGACGCGTTGACACCAGG